CGCACCATGGCGGCCAGGATCAGAGGGAAATCGGCCTCGCGGTACACGCCATGGGCGCCCACCTTGCCAGCAGGTTCAAAGCCCAGGATGCGCAAGCCCTCGGCGCTGGTGGTGATGGCGCCGCCCAGGCGCTCATTGATCGTGCCCAGCTTGAGGCCGGGAGCTGCTGCTTCCTGAACAGGCGCGGGCGCGGGGGCGTTGCGGGCGGCGGCCCAACTGCTCACGCGCTGGCGGGCCGGGGCGAGCGGGTCAACTTGCTCGGCCGCAGGCTGCACTATCTGATCTGCGGTGGGCCCACCCCATGGCTCTACCTCGAACGCCGTGTAATCCGCGGCTGGTGCTGCTGCGGGTGGCTCCACCGGGGCAGGGGCTGGCGCGGGTGCCTGGGCGGCCAGCTTGGCGCGGGCTTCTTCAAGTTCTTTTTGCAGGCGGGCGTTTTCGATACGGGTCTTTTCGCTCTCGACCATGGCCAGCAGGCGCTGCACGGTGGCGAGGCATGCTGCCTCGGCTTCCTTGGCGAATTCCTCCCATTCCTCGCCAAAGGTCATTGCGCCCAGGGTGGCAATGGCGTTCTCGATCACTTCCACCGGCTGGCCCTCGGCCTGCTCCACGTAGGCCTTGAGCTGTTCGATGTTGGCGCGATGGGCGCCGACACGCTCGGCCTCCTCGCGGTCGCGCTCGGCCTTCTCATCGGCCTTGCGCTTTTCCTCGGCCTTGATCTGGGCATCAATGGCATCTTCGACCGGCTTCACGATGGCGATCAGGCGCTCCACTTCGTCGCCCATCACCTTCTTGAGTTCGTTCACGTCCGCTTTCACGGAGGCCTCGGTGCGGGTCAGCATGCGCCGGCCGTTGTCGCGCAGATCCGCGCGGGCCGCCTTAGCGTCGGCCATGCCCTTTGAGTCGGCTACGCTGTAAACCACGTCGCGGTACTTCTCCGCCATGGCGGTCAGCCCTGCCTCGGTGTCCTTGAACTGGGCCAGCACCGTGTCCTTGATGGACATAGGCTTGGCCGCGATGTTGGTGGCCTGCTGTTGCGCCACGGCGGTGGTGGGGGTTGCGGTTTCAGTCATGAAATCTCCTCAGAAAAGGGTTGGCAGCAGCACGCGCGAGGCGGCTGTGCTGGAAAGTTGTGGGGGTGGGGTGACAACCTTGGCCTGAACGTCGATCACGTCCATGCGGTGTGTGTCGTCAAACTCGCGGATCAGCTGCTCGTAGTACGCGCTGGCAGCCTCACAGCGGTGGCGGATGAGCGATTCCTTCTGGAAGTCGCGTTCAATGACCCAGGTGGTCAATCGGTGCTGTGGCGGGATGTGGTCAACCAGGTGCTGATCCATGGGCTCGTTGCGGATCAGCTCGTGCGGGGTGTTCACCATCACGTAGTTCACTTCCCACTCGTCGGCATCCCAGAGCATCATGTAGCCGCGCATTTGCCAGTCGTAGAGCGGGTCGATGGCGTCAACGGTCCATGCCGGGAAGGTCTTGAGGGACCATGGTGCTTTGATGTCGTGCCCACGGCGCCGGGGAGCGTCGAACAGGTCGCACTCGCCGGTGATCCACTCGTTGCGGCGGCGCTCGGTGTTCTTCGCCAGATTCAGGCCGCGCACCTTGTTCAGCAGGGCGATGGCGGTGTTCTCCACCGCAATGCCCTTGTCGGTTTCCTTGCTGGACACCTCAAACTCCACGCTGAACAGTTCTTCCTTGACCAGCTGGCGGATGTAGGAGCGCGCGCCCATGGACAGATCGCCCTCGGCCCTGGTGCGCGGCTCCGTCATCAGGTGACCCAGGCTGGAGCAGCGGAAACGAATGTCACGCATGGGCACGTCGCGTCTGTTGCGGGTCAGCGGGCAGGCTGTTGCCGTGCTGGGTGATGATTTGCATCAGCGACTGGTAGCCCTCAAAGTCCTTCGCATCCTGGAAGGTCTTTCGGGCTTGGCGCATCACGTCGGTGAGCACTGCGCGCGTCTTGGTGGATTTGACCTTCTCGGTCCACTGCTCCAGCATCGTTTTTTCGGGCCCCTGGCCGTTGCCAGCGCTGTTCCCGTCGTCGTCGTCCTCGCCAACGGCCACGTTGAAGATGTCTTTGAGCAAGTAGCGTTTGGCGTAGGTCTTGCCTGAGCCCACGGCGTGCGTTTTGGTCATCACGTCGCCGCCCTTGGCTCCCTTGCCATCTGCAGGTATGTCGCACCGGTAAGTGCGGGTATGACCGGCGATGTGCGACACATAGCAAAGCACCCGGATATGACCGTCAGGCGCTCCATCGGCCTGGTCAAAGCTCAAGGCAAACCCATGGCTTGTGTAGATCGGCCGGATGTGGCGGTCCAGCTGTGCATAGGAGGCGTAAAGGCTGCGGGTCTGCGGGTTGACGGCATCTGCAGACACACGGCCCATGCGGCTTTGGGCTGCGGCCATGGCCGCGTTGAATTGCTGCTCAGCATCCCGAGCTGCGATGTGCTCGTGCATTCCGAGCAGCCTCTCCATCTTCTCTATGTTCACACTGGGGTCGTGTGCTGCGGAAATGATGGCCTGCGTCAGCGCCGAAGAATCAGAGCGGGTCACCTCGGTGGAGCGTTGCTGCACGGGGGTCGGATGCGTTTCAAGGGGCGTCAATGTCAGCCCATCGGCGGTTGCAGTTGCGGCATCGTTCATGTGAACCTCACGGAATGAATGGTTGGTGAACCCAGGCCATGTAGAAGGCCAGGGCAGCGGCGTGGAAAAAGAACAGGGCGGCGGCCAGGAGCAGGACTGTTTTCATGGCTTCTTCCACTGCACCCAGGCGCCACGCAGATAGACAGCGCTGTAGGCGACGGATAGGGCCAGCAGGCCCCAGGCCGATGACTGCAGCGCAAAGGTGATCCAGAAAGGCTGCCCGCACAGGCCTACGATGGGCGCCCAGCGCCGGGCTCGCGCGTTGTTTCCCGTGGCCATGTAGAGGGCGGTCAGCCCGAAGAATGCGAGGGCGAGCTGGATCATTTGGAGCTACCCCAGACATGCCGTGTGCACACCGGGCAGATGACGAACCAACGGGCGCCATCGCGTGGATCTGGTGACCACTGCACCTCGGAGTGCTTGAATTCCAGCTCGCTCTTGCAGTGGCCGCAGGTTTCGCGGTGAATCTGCTCGTCTGGCAGCTTGCCTTGCTTGATGACCTTCACGGCAGCCTCCGAAACTCGACTACCCACACCCAGGGGTTGGCGTCCCAGCTGCCTGGACCGTTGATGGATTCCCACAGCGCGCGAAACATGGCGCGCGGGATCGTCTCGCCTGGGGCGCTGGTCATGGGGCAGCCGATGGCGGATGGCAGTGCGCCACAGCCCTCGTCAACGCAATCGGCGTCGCTGATGTCCTGCAGCCGCTCCACGCGCACGCGGGTGATTTCCAGGGTGATGCGGCTGACCCAGCGGGGCATGAACATGCTCGGGCGCAGCTTCCCGAATCCAGGCTGGTGCGGGGCGTCGGCCTCGTACCAAATGCGATGTGCCGGGGTCAGCTCGCGTGGTGGCAGGTGATCCACGGCAGAAACTGTGCGCCACGCCTCACGCACCCGTAAGCGGTCGCCGGGGACGCCGTAGGGGCACATTGCATTTTCGGGCAGCGCCACGAACTCAGGCGTGAAGCCATCGCGTTCAAGCCAGTCCAGGGCTGCGCCTTTCACGATCCGCCGCGTCATCAACTTGATGTCGCTCAGCGTGGCGCGCACCATTGGCACTTTGAAGGGAAGGGGGCGCTCTTTCATGGCTGCACGCCCCGCGCCACCATTCCGGCTGCAACATCAGCGCGAGCGCGGCGCTCGGGCGTCCAAAGGTCGGGGCGCTCTTGCTGCGCCTGTGCCAGTGCATCCCGCAGGTTTGCAGCGTTGTCGGCCTCGGATTCCCAGTCTGCGGGGCCGTCCAGCAGGTAGCTGCCGCCCAAGAGATACGAGGTCAACAGAACTGCTGCGGCGATACAGAAAAAAGCCTTGAGGTTTTCAAAGGGGGGCATCAGGGTTCTCCTTGTTCAAGTGCGTCCGGGTCCAGATCCGCGCCAATGGCCGCAGCCTCTCTCTGGCGCTGGGTGGCGGCTTCATTGCGGCGCTTGGTTTCAGCCTGTGCTTCCTGGGATGCGGCAAGGGCATCGCGGCTGGTGCTGGTGAAGTGCGGGGAGTTGATGGGGTCGATCACTTCTCGCTCCCAAAGCCGCGCACGGTGATTTGCAGGTTCTCGCCGTATCTCTGCACCGAGAAATCCTTTTCGATCAGGGCGATACACATGGCTCCAACCCGCTCGCGGATGGCCTTCTCTGCTTGCGCTACTGCCTGTTGAATGGCGGGCTCTGCCGCGCGCTGCATTTCGGCCGACATTTCCGCTTTCAGGCGTGCCAGTGCGTTGTCGGCGTGGATGAATGTCTTCGTGCTCACGACCACACCCCCATGTGCGCGTTGTGCTGGACCTGATCGACCAGCGCGCGGTGGTAGCGGGGATCGCTGGCCTCCAGTGCCGCCACATCGGCCCAGGCCTTGCTGCGCAGGCGCTGCAGCTCCTGCTCGGAAATCGGCGGCGGTGCGCCAGGGATGCGCAGCAGCGGCTGCACAGTGGTGTGTACGTTTTGCATTGCGCCTCCTGGGCGTAAAAAAGCCCGCGTGGTGCGGGCTGGGGAGAAAAAACCGCTGCCCTTGCGGGGCCTGCCGGGGGAACACAAAGGAGGGAGGGAGGAGACACCCCCGGCGCGGTTGGAAAGGTTCGGGACGTGTCCCACCAATGCCCCGCACGCGAGGCATGGATGGTTGTGTCAGGTGCGGCGGCGGCGCTCCACCCACCGGCCAAGGCGATAGGCCGCGTAGAAGATCGCAGCCGTCCAGGCGGCCAGCCCACCGCCTATCAGCGTGGTGATGAGCGCCATTGGCTACTTGCCGATGCGGGGGACGGGGAAGGGCGCTTGCGAATTGCAGGTTCCGTTTTGCTTCGCAAGGTTGGTGTTCTTGTCGAAGTCTTCCTTGCGGTAGCAGCCCACGCTTTGCGAGAACGTGGAGCACATCAGCACCGTCTTGTCCACCTGCTTGCCTTCGACACGCATGATGGACAGCTCTGCCCAGCCGTCGCCCTGGGGGCAGTTGGGCGATTGCATGTCGTCGCTGCGGCTCACGATGGTGAAGTCCGAGGTGAAACGCGGGTTCTGCGCCTTGTAGAGCGCCGCGTTGAACTCGGCATTGGCCTTGGCCGTCTGCCGGGCTTCTTCCAGCCGGTCGAACGGCACTTCTTTGTCGCCGCACGCGGCCATGGCCATGGCTGCGACAGCTGCCAAGGCGATCAGGGAGGTCTTCATATGGTTCCTTGTCAAACGCCGCTGGGGCAGGCGGCAACAAACCCCGCGCATGACCTGCCCGCAGGGCATGCACTGGTTCTGTTGTCAAAGGGAGGAATGGGTGGGCTACTCGCCGGGGGATTCACGCACCGTCCAAAGTTTGTGAAGTGGCTTTTGCCCGTATGGATTGATGGCGGCGCCATCACGACGGTGGGCTGGTGCTCTCTTTCCGCTTGATCCTGCGGCGAGTCACATTGCTCCAATCCACCTGCGTGATGGCCCTCTTGCGAGGGCATCCCGGCATCTGGTAGCCGTGTCGCTGCATCAACATGCAGCACCGTTTCCGTGGTGTCAGCCCCTTGCGGGGTTCCCATCCCGTTTACCGCGCTTCGGCGGACTGGGAACCGCCTCGGATCTCGGCGGCGCATAGCTTCGGCCCATGCCCGAAGGTGCTCTTTCGCCGGACGAAGGCCCCGCAGGTG